CATAAACCTGTATTTTCCACCGATAAGGGGTATTTTTTCATGGGATCGAGAGGCCGCAAGTCAGCGGCTGAGCTGGCTGTTGTTACCGCAACCGAAGCAGTTCAGCGCCCCGACGCCCCGTATGACCTGACGGATGAGCAGACGGAGGAGTGGTGGGCGATCGTCAATTCGCTGCCCGCCGACTGGTTTGAGCGGGGGAACCACGCGAATCTTGCGCAGCTTTGCCGGCATATCGTTGCGGCGCGCAGGATCGCTCAACTGATCGAGCAGGAGTGCTCGGGCAAGGAACTCGACAAGGGCGCGCTGATAGAGCTGCTGAAGCGGCAGGAGGCCGAGAGCAAGGTTATCAATGCGCTGCTGAGAAGTATGCGGCTGACGCAGCAGTCCATCATGCGCGCCGAGACGGCCAAGCGCCCGAAGCAGGTTAAGAAGCCTTGGGACGCTCACTGACGCGGGCGGCGCGCAATATCGCGTGGATTGAGCGTTACTGCAAAATACCAGAAGGGAAATCTGTCGGCCAGCCGGTCAAGCTGCGGCCCTGGCAGCGCCGGGAAATTAAGCGGATATATGACAACCCGCACGGCACGCGGCGCGCCATTATCAGCTTCGGGAGGAAGAACGGCAAGACGGCCCTGGCGGCATTTTTGTTGCTTCTGCATTTATGCGGCCCGGAGGCGCGCCCGAACTCGCAGCTTTACAGCGCGGCGCAGTCACGGGACCAGGCGGCCCTTTTGTTCGGCCTGGCCGCGAAGGTCGTTCGCCTGTCGCCGGACTTGGCAGAATTCATTACGATCCGCGATACGGCGAAACAGCTTTTCTGCTCCGAGCTTGGAACGCTTTACCGGGCGTTGTCGGCGGAAGCCTCGACGGCTTATGGCTTGTCGCCAGTCTTCATCGTTCACGACGAATTGGGGCAGGTGAAAGGGTCGAGATCAGAGTTATACGAGGCGCTGGAGACGGCGACGGGCGCGCAGGAAAACCCGCTGTCGATTGTGATCTCGACGCAGGCGCCGACCGACGCCGATCTGCTGTCTGTCCTGATCGACGATGCGATGGCAGGCCACGACAAGCGCGTTGTGGTAAGCCTCTATACGGCCGACGAGGAACTGGACCCGTTCAAGAAGCGGGCGATCAGGAAGGCAAACCCTGCCTTTGGTGACTTCCTCAACGAGACGGAAGTCATGGCGATGGCGGAAGACGCCCGCCGGATGCCGAGCCGGGAAGCCGAGTATCGCAATCTCGTGCTCAACCAGCGCGTCGAAGCCTCAAGCCCGTTCGTTTCGCGCTCACTCTGGCAAGCCAACGGCGGAGCGGTGGCTGAGAGCTTTGAGGGGCTGGCGGTGTATGGCGCCCTCGACCTGTCGGAGGTCAAAGACCTGACGGCGCTGGTTCTGGAAGCCCAGCCCGAGGATGACGTATGGCATATCAAGCCGACGTTCTGGTTGCCTGCGGAGGGACTGCTGGACAAGGCGCGCACGGATCGCGTGCCCTATGACGTCTGGAAGCGCGACGGATATCTCGAAACGACGCCGGGGCGCAGCATCGAGTACGAATGGGTGGCGCTTTATCTGCGCGACCTGTTCAGCGATCTCGACATTCGCAAAATCGCGTTCGACCGCTGGAACTTCCGCCACCTGCGGCCGTGGTTGCTGAAAGCGGGCTTCACGGAAGCGGAGATCGAAGAGCATTTCGTCGAGTTCGGGCAGGGCTATCAGTCGATGAGCCCGGCCCTTAGAGAACTCGAAAGCGATCTTCTCAACGGCAAGGTGGCGCACGGCAATCACCCGGTTCTGTCCATGTGTGCGGCGAATGCCGTTGTACAGACCGATCCGGCCGGCAATCGCAAACTCACGAAGGCAAAGAGCCACGGCCGCATTGACGGCATGGTGGCTTTGGCCATGTCGCACAGCGTTGCCACGACAGAGGAGCTGACGGCTCCGAGCTACACCGCAACTCACGGCGTCATGTGGATTTAGCCCATGAAAATAAGCGACATCGTGAGAGGCTGGTTTGCGCCGAGGGCGCAGGGCAACACGATAACCACGTCGAAGCAGCTTGAGGAGGTTCTGCTCCAGCGCGACGGGATGACTCGCGCGGGCATTACGGTTACGCAAGACGTAGCAATGATGGTGGCAGCCTTGTCGGCCGCCGTATCGCTGATTTCCGAATGCGTGGCTATGCTGCCGCTGATCGTCTACCGCCGCCGCGAGGATGACGGCAAAGACCGCGTGCCCCGCGACCCGCTTTACAGGTTGCTGCACGACAAGCCGAACGACTGGCAGTCCAGCTTCGAGTTTCGCGAGATGCTGACGGCGCACCTCATGCTGTGGGGGAATGGCTATGCCTTCAAGAACAGGTTGCGCAATGGCCGTGTGGCGGAATTGCTGCCGATTCACCCTGATCGCGTGGAGCCGAAGCAGGACGAGCAATACCGCATAACCTACAAGGTCAACCTGCCGAGCGGCGAGCAGGTCACTGTCGCGGCGGATCGCATTTTCCACCTGAAGGACCGCAGCTTCGACGGGGTGAAGGGGCTGTCGCGGCTGAAATCGGGGCGCGACACCATTGGGCTGGCGCTGATTGCGGAGCGCTGGGGCGCTCAGCTTTTCGGCAATTCGGCGCGCCCGTCCGGCGTCCTGACCTCGAAAGAGCGGCTATCGCCCGAGCAGATGAAGGAATTGCGGGAGAGCTGGCAGGCGCAGAACAGCGGCGAGAATGCGCTCGGGACAGCGGTTCTCGATGCGGCGTTCGACTGGAAGTCGCTCGCTTTCAACAATTCCGATGCCCAGTATGTCGAGACACGGAAATTCCAGATTGCCGAGATTGCGCGGCTCTATCGCATTCCGCCGCATATGCTGGGCGATTTGGAGCGGGCGACGTTTTCCAATATCGAGCAGCAGTCGCTCGAATTTGTCAAATATACACTGATGCCGTGGTTGCGCCGCTGGGAGACGGCCATCGGCACGCAGCTCATCGGCGCAAACAGCAACCTGTTCGCGGAGTTCCTGATCGAGGGCTTCCTGCGGGGTGACACGAAATCGCGGTACGAATCCTACGCTATAGCGCTCCAGAACAAGATCATGAACGTCAACGAGGTTCGCACGCGTGAGGGAATGAACCCGCGCGAAGGGGGCGAAATGTTTGAAAATCCGGCGATCACGCCAGGAGGGCAAGGCAATGAGCCTGCGCAGACTGAACAAGGCTGAGGCCCCGCGCCTGCCGCAGAATTACCAATGGGATGCGCGCTCGGACGTGCTCGAATGCTGGGCGGCCATGCCGCAGGCGGCGGAAGCCGATGACGCGAACACGATTTCGATTTTCGATGTCATTGGCGAGGACCCGCTTTTCGGCGGTGGCTTTACCGCCAGGCGCATGGCCGGCGCGCTGCGCTCCATCGGCAACAAGCCGGTCAGCGTCAGGATCAATTCGCCCGGCGGGGATATGTTCGAAGGCATCGCCATCCGCAACCTGCTTGCGGAGCATCCCGCCAAGGTCACGGTGAGTGTGATCGGCCTCGCCGCCTCGGCAGCGTCGGTCATAGCCATGGCGGGCGATGAAATCCGCATGGGCCTGGGCACCTTCATGATGGTGCACAACGCCTGGGGGCTTGTGATCGGCAACCGGAACGATATGCGCGAGGCGGCCGATCTGTTCGAGCAGTTCGACAATGCGCTGGTCGATATCTACGCGGATCGCACCGGCCTGTCGCGCGACGATATCGAGACCATCATGAACGCCGAGACGTTCATGGGGCCGAAAGAGGCCATAGACAAGGGATTCGCGGACCAGCTCGACGAGAGCATGACCGCAGACGGCGAGGCGAACAACGCTCTGTCGCAAGAGGTAATCGCAATCCGGCGCGTGGACGCCGCGCTCGCCAAACAGGGATTCCCCCGCTCGGAACGCAGGACGCTTCTGCGCGAGGTGAAGAACGGCACGCACGACGCTGCCGCATCCGTCACGCACGACGCTGACGGGGTGACTGCCGCTGACTTTACGCGGCTCATGACAGCAATCACTCCCTAAAGGAGACCATTCATGACGAAACATGTCAGCTCGCGCGCCAAGCGCGGGGTGGTCGCCGTGCGCGCGGACGCCAGCGGCGACACGAAAAAGTTCATGGAGCAACTCGCCAAGAATTTCGAGGACTTCAAGGCCGCGAACGACGAGCGCCTTCAGGCCCTCGAAAAAGGCAAGGGCGATGTCCTGAACGAAGAAAAGGTGGACCGGATCAATGAGGCCGTCACCGAAACGCAGACCGAGCTCAAAGTGGCCATCCAAGCGGCGACCGCCCGCATGGACGAAATCGAGACCATCGCCAATCGCCCGCCCGCTGGCGGCACTGACAAGGACGATGAGCGCGACGTGAAGGCGGAGGCCGAGAAATTCTTGTCAGGCAAGGGCAATATCCCGGTCGCGCGTGTCGCGGAATCCGACGTGGAAGCCTACGCGGAATATGTGAAGGCATTCCCGCAGTTCCTGAAATTCGGGGACCGCGATCACGGCGTCCATGCCGCGATGCAGGTCGGCTCCGACCCCGATGGCGGATATTGGGTGCCGGCGGAGATGTCCAGCCGCATTATCTCGCGGCTTTTCGAGACTTCTCCGGTAAGGTCCGTTGCAAGCGTCATCAACATCACGACGGACTCGATCAAGTTCCCGAACGATGTCAATGACGCCACGTCCGGCGGCTGGGTCGGTGAAACCGATGCGCCGTCCGACACGGCCACGCAGAAGGTTGGCGAACAGGAAATCTACGTTCGCGAGCAGTATGCTCAGCCCAAGGTGACGCAGAAGCTGCTCGATATGGCGACCATCGACGTTGAGGGCTGGCTGAACGGCAAGATTGCCGACAAGCTGGCGCGCGTCGAGAACACCGCGTTCGTCTCCGGCTCCGGCGTCTCCAAGCCGCGCGGCTTCCTCGACTACAAGTCGGCTGCCGTGACCACGGCGGATTCGTCCCGCGATTGGGGCGTGCTCCAGTACAAGTTTACCGGCGCGTCCGGAGGCTTCCCCGCCGCGTCCGGCATTTCCGGCGCCAGTGACCCGGATTCCCTGGTTGACGTGATTGCGGCGCTCAAGCCGGTCTATCGCGCCAACGCGCGCTGGGTCATGAACCGCCTCACGGAAGCGGAAATCCGCAAGCTGAAAGACGCGGATGGCCGCTATCTGGTCGGCATGGGCGATCTCAGGGACGGCACGACCGGGTTCATGCTGCTGGGCTATCCGATCACCGATTTCGAGGACATGCCGGACATTGGCGCGAATTCGTTCTCGGTGGCATTCGGTGACTTCCGCTCCGGTTATCAGGTCGTGGATGGGCGCGGCATTCGCGTTCTGCGCGATCCCTACACGGACAAGCCCTACGTCAAGTTCTACACGACCAAGTGGACGGGCGGCGATGTCGTGGATTTCGACGCGCTTAAGCTGTTGAAATTCGGCACGTCGTAGGCCGCAACCTTGGGAGGGCTTCGGCCCTCCCTTTTTCTTCTCCCGACAGAAAGGAAACGCTATGAGCACTCGTGATATGGCGAGCGGCAAGAAGGTTGTGAGCCATCTGGCCGCCGCTGTTTATACCGCGACGCAAACGCCGTCGAACGGTGTCGATACCCAGGGGTTCGACGCCGCGACGTTCGTCATTGACGTTGGCACCATCACCAACGTCGCCAACTCGCCGCAGCCGAGCTGGACGTTCAAGGCGCAGGAGTCCGACAGTCAGAGCGCCAGCTTCACCGACATTACGGATTCCAACCGGGTGCTGGTCAATGGCATCAAATCGCCCGGCGGCGCGCCGGATTCCTCGTCCGGTGTCTTCCTGACGGTCGATGCCGCCGCGGAGGACGCGAACGTTTATCATGTCGGCGTCATCTCCAATAAGCGGTATCTGCGCGTTGTCGCCACGGCGGCAAACACGCCGGGCAACACGCCTCTGGCGATTGACTGCATTCTCGAAAATGCGGCGCTGACGCCGGTGTCCAACTAATGAGGGAGGCGGCTCATGCCCCGCATCAAGATCGTCAAGCCGTTCAAGTTCGCGGAAATCACCGAAGTTCACCCGCGTCTGTATGACGTGGGCGAAATGGACGTGTCCGAGGAATGCGCGAAAGTGGCCTTGAGCGAGGGCTGGGCCGCCCCTTTGGCGGAGAAGCGCGAAGCTGGCCGCCCGTCCCAAGGCTCTGGCCCGGAGAAACCATCTGCATCATCGCGAGCGGACCAAGCGCCTGCCGGGACGACGCAGAGTTCGTCCGGGGAAAGTGCCGCGTCATCGTCGTCAACACATCGTACCGGCTCGCGCCCTGGGCGGACCTCCTCTACGCCTGCGATGCGAAGTGGTGGTGGGCGTACGAACCGCAGTTCCAAGGGCTGACGGTCAGCCAGGACGCACGCGCCCCCGAGAGCGTCTTGCGGGTGCCGAGCATCAACGAGCCCGGCCTGTCCCTCGATCCGATGGTCATTCACCAGGGCGGCAATTCGGGCTATCAGGCGCTCAATCTGGCGGTCTTGCTCGGGGTCCGGCGTATCCTGCTGCTGGGCTATGACATGCAGGGCGGCGATCACTGGCACGGCGCGCATCCGCCGGGGCTGGTCAGCCTGACGGATAAGGCCACGGCGCGCTGGCGGGAGAATTTCGGGACGACCCTGCCCGATCTGGAAAGAGCCAATGTCGAAGTTGTCAACTGCTCGCGCCAGACGGCGCTGACGTGCTTCCCGCGCATGAGTTTTGAGGATGCGCTGGCATGATCCTGAAGAACCGGGAGGGGCTGGCGGATTTCGACATTGCGCCGGACTGGCACGAAAACCGGCGGCGTGGCCTGTCCGGGCTGGTCCGGCTACGCGATGAGGAGACTTGGTGCGCGAAGGCGATAGAGTCATTCTGGCCTTGGTGCGATGAGTTGATCATCGTCGTGCAGCCGAGCCGTGATCGAACGCGCGAGCTTGTCGAGCGGTATGCAAGCCATCCCGGCGTGCGGATTTACGACTATCCCTACCAGAGTCATCCCAGCGGGCCGGGGCACGACGCCTGCCCTGCGGATTCGGTTTATGCGTCGGCCTATCACTACAACTGGACGCTGGCGCAAAGCACGATGAGCCATGCCGTCAAGCTGGACGGGGACATGGTGACGATGGATTGGGCGGGATCGGAAATCAGGGCGCGCATGGCTGACGGGCATGACCGGATCAAGTTTCATGGGACCGATATCGTGGGTGAAGAATTGGCGCATATCGGGTGTCATCCGCATTGCCCGACAGCGGGCGTGTTCAGGGTGACGCCGGAGGTGCATTACAGCCAGGGCGCGCTGACGCAGAGGTTTCACTGCGGCCAGCCGGTGACGCACACCATCGACCGGCCCGCCTTTTTGCATTTCAAATGGGCCAAGCCGGCGGCGAGCGCCACGAAGCGCTGGCCAAAGGACTGGCGGAGAAAAGAGCATTTCCGCCGTATTTACGCGCGCCGGATTCCGGTTGAGCCGTATGCCGGCGAATATCCGGCATCCGTCCGGGAGTTGCTGTAATGGGGCCGCGTCCACATTCGCGCGTGCTCGCATCGCTGGTTGCCGAGCACGGCTGGAAATGTGGGGCTGAGGTCGGTGTTTTCCGGGGGCAGACACTGTTCCATCTGCTCGATACATTTCCTTCGCTGACCATGATCGGCGTCGATAAGTGGGAGAATATCGACAAGAAAAGCTATGGCCGGTTCGACCTGCCACCTATCGGAGAGCGCGTCCGGGTGCAGGCGAAGACCTACGGCGCGCGCTGCACGGTCTTTCACATGGACAGTGTCAAGGCGGCTGGATGCGTCGCTGACGACTCGCTCGATTTCGTTTTTATCGACGCCTTTCACAGCTATGAGGCGGCGCGGGCGGATATTCTCGCCTGGCTCCCGAAGGTTAAGGCAGAAGGATATATCACGGGCCACGACTGGCATCACAAATCGGTTGCGCGGGCGCTGGATGAGCTTTTGCCCGGCTGGGCGAAACATGACCATCATGTCTGGTCGCGGGCCAAGATGGATGCCGGACCCGAATAACGTA